AAAGTTTTGACCACCAGACGATATACCTGTTGATAGTTGAGAAAGTAAACCAGCAAGTCCAGAACGAGCTTGACCAAAACTTTGACCTAATCCTGCCATAGTTGGAGCAGCTCCTCTTAATGCTTGTTGCTCAATATTAAATTGATTTTGTGCTTGATTATAAGACGATGCTAAGGCTTGGTTTATAAGTTTTTGTCTTTGCTCTTGTCTTTGTTCTTCCATTTCTAACTCAATCATACCAGCTCTTGTAGAACCTCTAAGACCTGAGTTAGCAGCATTTATATTTAATTCAGTTATTTTATTGTCATAAAATTCATCAATATCTTCTAATTGATCTTCTACAACAGCTTCCATGTAAGGATTCATATAAAAGTTAGCAGCATCAGAGTCAAAAGAACCAAGACCAGCTTGTAACATATTCATACCTTCGTATATGCCACGCTCTGTTGGAGCTAAACCACTACGAGCTAACATAGCAGCATCTCTTAAACCACCAATTCCTTCAGAGTAAAGTGGGTAAGCATCTCTCATTACAGATGCACCTTCTCCTAAGAAAGGAAGAGCACCTTCATAAGCCTCCATACCTCTTTGAAAATATGGAAGATATGCACCTACACCTTGTGCTGTCATGTCAAGAGCACGTTGTTCTAGTGGATTAAAAGGAGCTACTTGAGTTGTAATAGCCTCAATAGGTGGTGGTTTAGAAGAAAAAGAATAACCTTGATTAAATAAAAATTCTGTTAAAGCTCTTATATAAGGGTCTGCTAAATTATATTCTACATTACCACCATAAGTAGCATCTGTTACACTAGGAAGAGTTCCTGCAAAAGTATATTGTCCTTGATTAACTGGAGTTGTCATTTATCTACCCTCTAAACTATTCATTAAGGCATACATTTTTCTTACACCTTGTTTTCTATCTCCGTCACCAGCGTTTCTTACAGCTTCTGCTGTCATTACAAATTCACCATCGGATAATCTTGCAGGAATAGAATCACTTGTTCCTGTTCCTGGTCCACTAGCTTCTCCGCCATCTCTTAAATCAACACCTCTACCTTTTAAAATATCTGCATATGTTAATTCGCCATCGTTATTTAAGTCTGGAAAAGCCTCTCCACCTTCAGCCATATTAATTGCTGTTTGTGGTTGAGCGTAAGTAGGGTAAAGTTCATTGTAGTCTATAACTTCAAACTGTCCGCCTAGTTGATTTTGTACATCTTGTCTTGCTCTTGATGATTCAAAACCTGCGTTTCTCCTAAATTGATCAGTAGGTAAGTTTGTAGGTTTTGTTAAAGCTTCAAACATCATAAGGAACTGAAGATCTTCAGCATCAAGAGATTTTTTCTTTCTTTGTTTATCTAGTATCTCTGCATATTTTTCCATTATTTCTTCGTCATTCATTTGTGTACCAAACTGTCTCATAATACTTTCTCTAGCAGGATTATTAAATATATCTCCTGCCATAGTAGGAGAGTCTTCACCACCAAATATACCTGTTCCACCTCTCATTGGTATGTTAGCATAACCTTCATCACCAAAAATAGAACCGCCAAGATATTGTCTCATTTGTTGTTGAGATAAATTTCTAGCACCTGGTGTTCCAATAGCTTCTCCTAACTCTCCTTGTGCATATAAAGCACCTAAATCACCAAGAGTTCTTCTTCTATTTTCTTCTGTTCCCATTAAGGAACCTACACCTTGTCTAAATTGTTGTTCAGGAGATTTACCAAACATAGCTGTTGTAGCTGCATCGTAAGCGTCTGGGCCATACATTACGCCAGCTGTTCCTAGTCCACCAGCAATGAATGGATGTTTCATACTAAAACTACCTATACCTTTTAATCCTCTTCCTGTAGCTCCCGCTAATCCTCTACCTATACTTCCTAATGTATATGTTGGAACACCAGATTCCATTAATCCCATAGTTGGTGTAGTTAAAAGAGGCTTACTTGGTCTACTAAAGTTTAAAAGATCTCTTATTCCTCTTGAGGCAGGTATTCCTAAATCATCCATAGTTTGTGCTGTAGTTTTTGCAGCAAAAGATGTATTGACGTTAGGTATTGTAGAGCCATAAGCTGTGTTTGTAGGTCCTCTATAAGATCCCATAGGAAACTTACTTACGTTTGATGATGGAGCTCCAGTTCTAAAGCTAAAATTTCGTAAGGATTCTCTACCTGTTGGAGTAGATTTTAAAAAACCTCCAATTCCTGACATTAATCTATTAAACTGATTATTTACACTTGATCCAATTTGAGAACCTATATTACGACCTTGTGCCATAACAGAACCAAAAGCATCGTCTGCTGCTTGATTTTTAATAGCTGGGTTTGTAGCTCTATTAAATCTATCAAGTATATTTTTAGTTCCTTTACCTAATCGACTACTTGCAATTTTTTGACCCGTAGAACTATTAATAAGTGTTTGTATGCCTGATTTAGTGCTAGCTCCTAAACTTTCTAAAAAAGCAGGACTAGATCTTAAAGCTCCAGCAATATCTAAACCTCTTAAACTTGTTGTACCTGATTTTATGCGTGATGCTAAAGAAGCGGCAACTTCGCCCGCACCAGGATATTTTTGTAAGATAGCTTTTTGAACAGCTGCTGCTTTAGATGCTGCATTAGTTTTTCCTGCCCCTTGTAATACTGATTGTGCAATTTTTGTTATGTCATCAGCTACGACTTTAGTTGCTTGACCAAGACTTCCAACGGCTGATGCTGTTTTTCTTCCAATTTCAGCTGATGATCCAGTTAATGGTCTTCCACTTGATTGTTTTGCACCTCTAATAAATCTAGATCCTTGATTACTAGCACTTTTTAAAATACTTTGAGCTGTTGGCACAGCTTGTTTTAAAAGTGGAGTTGCTCCTGCCCTTGCTGCTCTTAAAGCCCCTAATGCTGTTTGTCCACTTCTTGCTAATAAACCTAATATACCCATTACGATGTCACCACTGTTACTGTTCCCACGGAACTTGTTAAACTCAAACCTGTTGGATAAACTACAGGTAAATATAAATTTCTCCAAGCATTGCCGTCGTACGCTTGGTGTACTTCCATCGTTGTATTAAATATTAGCCCACCTGGACTAAATTTTCTACCATTTCTTTCGGTAGTTGTGTAAGAAGGTACCACATTTAAATCCAATTGAAAAAGGTTTTGTTCTAATGTACGCACCATTCTGTTTAATTGTTCAGCATCTATGTTGCCTTGTGTAAAACGAGGCAATGATGAGAAGGCCTGTCTAATATCATATCGTGGCATTATTGTCTCCCATCTGGCTTAACATCGAGTCGTGTAGAGCCCAATCTCCAACCAACTCCGAGACGGTTAGCATTGTTATTACTTCCGTCATTAAAACTAGAAACATTTAAAGAAAATTGTCTTCCTCTTCCTCTTATGTTTTTTACTTGTGTTTCTGCATCTACAGGAATAGTAGCATCAGCCACTAATGTTCCACCTGGTGCATCACGCATTTTTACAATTAAATCAACAGTTTGCGGACCAGCACCGTCTGTTCCTATAAACTTAAAGTCTGGTATAACTCGACTAACAAAAGCAAATTGTTCGCCGTCACCTATATCAATATCACCTGATTGTATAGATACATTATCCATAGGAGCTCCGTCATCATCATAACCTACTTCGTGAGCATAAACATAGCCTGGTGAACTACCACCAGCTGCTCTTGGTTTTTGATAAATGCCGTAGTCAATCCAAGCTGTTCTTTCCATTTTACCTATAGCCCATGTTCTTTGCACATAGTTATATGTAACATATCTATCAATTTCATTAGAACCAGCAGAAGGATAATACCATCCTACTTCGTCAAAAGTTTGATTAGAGAAACCAAAAATCTTATATCTTTCATCATAGTTAATATCATTAAAGACATATTCTTTTACAGTACAAGGCAATGCTTGAACAGAACCTGTGTAAACATAAAAGTTAGATTTATCCATCCAAAATGTTGCATCGGCTCCATTGACCGCTGCATTTGGACCTAGTATCGAGGGACCCCTTGCGAGGAGAGAAGTGGTAAAGGGCAGGGGTCCCCCTACGAATCGCAATGAAAACAATGCGATATCGGTCCATACTAATATTTCCTGACGAGTCTGTAGCCCGCCAATAATCTCAGAACCTAGATTTAACTCAATCTGATCAGCTGTAGATGTTCCGTCTGTTCGTATCTGCCAATCAACTGCACTGTTTTGGTTAGAAATTGCTATTATCATTGGGTCTATTGTTCCTGTTCTAGAAGCACCAGAAATAGGATCAACACCTAATGCAACAACATGGCCGTCTCTTTCAGAGACAATAACTTGGTTTGCTTTTGTTGGAGCTAAGATAGCTCCTGCATCAGCAGTAATATCTGTAGCACGAGTATTTGTGCCTGCACTCTCGTCCCACTTGTAAATACCACCGCCTCTATAATTCATAATAAGGTCTTCGCCGTAATTATCTTGATTCCATAATCTAAATGAGTCGCCTGTTGCACCAAAACCCCAAGAACCAGCGTTCCAAGTACCAGAGCCCCATCCACCTAAAAGGTTTTGTAAGTCTTCTCCAACAGGTATTTCAAAAGCAAATGTTAAAGTCCCACCCGTATTAGAAGTAGAACCATTAGCTTGAGTAGTAACTGTTATGTCAAAGTTGTTAGCGTCAACTACAGCTACAGTATGATTAGCGTTAATTTCTGTTACTGGAATACCATTAACAGGAGCTGACAAACCAGATATAGTTACAAAATCTCCTGTAGCACAACCATGACTTGTAACAGTAAATCTTACAGAAGTTGTTCCATTTGTTGTCATAACATCTGTAGCTGATACTGTGGATCGTAATGGTGTAATATCATAAAACACAGCTTGATTTAGTACATAAAATTTACGATTAGTTCCTACACCTACATATTGATTGCCGTCAAAGTCAGACCATTCAAACAATGTACGACAACTACCTAAAAAAGAATTTTGCGAATACTTTTCCCATCCACCTATCTTTTGTGGAAGACCTGATTGAAAACGAACAAGGTTACCGTCTGTCCAACCACCTTCGTCTGTATAATCTGTTGTTTCTTTATTTATTCCAGGTCTGAAATTAAATTTCGCTAACGGCATCTTGTAATTCTTCCACTTTCTCTTGCAAATCGTCTATTTTCCAAATTGCTTCTTTCAAAGCTTGAGTAAGTAAAGGAACCAGCTTAGATAAATCTAATTGCTGTAAGATTGGTGCGTCTGTTATTGGATCAACAGCGTCCTTGTCACCGGTAACTGCATTAGGTACTAT